GAGTTTCTTTACTTCTTGTACATCTACACCTGAGATAATGTCGTTATATACATTCCATGCAGCATCATCCATAACCTCTCTGGTATATCGGAATCCATTCTTGATGGCTTCCCAATCACCCATGTCTTCAGCTTGTTTAGCAAAGCCTTCAACAGCATCTCTTGAGTTTCCCTTAGCTAAGCGGAAACCTTTGGAGTACATGTTGTCAGTAACGATAGAGACGTTATCTCCCTTGGCTGCACCAAGTTTGTTAGAGGTAACATCAATCATGTTCTCAGCAACATTACCTGGAGTCATTGCTGGCTTAACACGGTTAGCATCGTTAGATAAACCTGGAGTTATATCAGCGTCATAGCCCTGTACCCCTGCGTCTAGCTTGTCGAATGCAGCCTCCTCAGCTTGTATCTCACGAGATGTTGCCTTTGCATCAAGGCTTGCTTCTAGTGGACTTTCAGTAACACTTGAGAACCCATTATTGGTGTACTCATCAAGTAGCTGTGTCTCACCAGCTTTAGCGTTGATGATAGCTTGGTCAACATTCTTAAGTTGCTTATTAAGCTCTCTAGCTTCAGCCTTTCCTCGTTTAGTAGCGAGTGCTTGGTTGATCTCAGCCTTTTTCATCTCAGCTGCAAGTATCTGATCTTGAATACCTGAGACAGCATTAGCTGTATCTTTATCAATACTCTCTGTTATTTGAGATTTCTTCCAGAATGCAGCCTTATCACCTAGAGGTTTAAACCAACTCATAACAGGCTTTCTGTATTCAACTGCAAATGCAAGTGAATCAGCTATGCCACTAAGAGCAGAGTTCTCCCAGAAATGATATATCCTTCTTTGTTCTGGAGTCATACCATTGTAGGTTTGCATCCATTTAGGAATAGGTATATGACCTTCTTGACCCCACCAACCTGGAAAAGATTCAGCTAGGTATTGAGATATATTCTCTTCACCCTCGTTGACATCATGTGCATAGTTTAGGGTTCCATCTAGTAGTCCATTAGCACCCAATTGAGTGGCTATTCTCTGAGCACGAGGCATGTTCCGAGTCATACCATTGATAACTGAAGCACCACCTAAAGTTGGATAAAGGATTGAAGCAATACCTCTAGCTTTCTGGATGTTTGGGTTTTGCATCTGAGTTACATCGTCATAGAAGTTATCAGCTGTAGCTCCCCATTCACCACCAAAGGTGCCAACCATATCCATGATGGCATCAGGGTAGGTTCCAAGTAGTGCTGACATTTGACCTTCAGCTTGATCTTGCCAGGAACCTCCTGTTAGCTCTTGGCTAGGTCTCTCCCAATCTTGGTTAGTTATTGCTCCCCATGGATCTGAGATACCTCTCATTGCACCTCTAAAGAACTTTCTAGCTCCTTCTACCTGATTAGTTAGAGAAGGATCAGACTTCATTAAAGGTGTTTCTTCTATTGGCTCTTCCTTGATTTCAGGTTGCTGAGGAAGAGTCTTCTTTTTTTCATCTTCCATTAATTGCCTCCGTCAAATAGGAATAGATACTGTGGTTCTTGAATTGGTAGTTTTACAGTTATGCCAAAACCACCTCCTTTCATTGGTCTACGTTTTACGATTCTTGCACCGTTTCTAGGTCTACCTTGTGCTAGGTAGTTTTGGAATATAGCCTCACCTTGAGGTGTTAACCGTAGACGTTCTGGAAGCATATACATACTTTGTCCAGTACCTACATTGATACTATTAAACTTAGTAGTACCAGTCATAGCAGATGGAAGTCTAGGTTCTACAGAAGCTATACGTGCTTTAAATGCGTCATCTATCGTTTTTAGATTCTTAGTGAAGTTAACTAGGTTTCCATCACCTGTAGCTTTTACCTTCTCCATCGTTGTTTCTTTAATCGATGGCTTGACCTTTACTTGATCCTTTAGACCAGCTAAATCAAGTTGTTTATTTAAGATTTCACTTACACCAAGTCCTGATGCGTCAGATAGCTCTTGTACATCTTGAGATATTTCCCATGGACCACCCTTGTTGACATTAGCTATTTGCTGTTTTAGGTCTGCTGTACTTATAACTTGATTAGTTTGTAAAACTGTTGCACCCTGTTTCTTGATTAGATCTTTTGTATGTTCTGGTGGAAAAGCAACCATGAACTCTTCTGATGATCCATGAAAATAAGGAAAATGATTAGTACCTATTGTTCGATCTGTACTATATGAATCACTTCCAGAATTAAGTCTCCATTTACCTTGACCAGACTGTATCTCTTTGGTTACTTCAGCCCACGCATCTGTTTTAGCTTGTCCAGCTGATTTACCTTGATCTATATGATGATTTTTAAAAGCTTTATAGAAGTCATTCTTAGCTTCAGAAAGTGCTAACTCAACTGTTTGGTTATATGTAGGATCAATACTGACACCTTGTAGTCCTAATATATCATTGACAATTAAACCTTTAACAGCTCCTTTAACTGTGCTTTCATCCCAACCTGTCTCCTCAACAAGCGTCTCCATCGTTCTATAAGCTTGCTTGTATTTCGGATCATTTCTTAAAGATGGTGATAATGAAAGAAAGTCTTCTTCAAAGAATTGACCTCGTTCGATTTGAAGATCAGCATTGTCTTTCTGTAGTTGTAAATCAGCATTCTTATCACTGTGATTAAAGAAGGGATCTAGTTTTTTGATTGTATCTTCAGTAGCGTGAGCAGCTCTCAGCTCTCTTAAGATCTTTTGCTTTTGCTGTGGAGATCCATCCCAGTTATCAACAAGGGTTCTTTTGCCTAATTCAAATAGCTTATTTTGATGAGCTTTGTTTTGAGCAGTTACACGTTTATCAGTTTCTAGTTCTTGATCTATACGAGCTTCAGCAGCTTCTTCAATTTCTGTAGGTGTAAGAACTTGATTAATTCTCATTGCTGGTCTTGTTATCTCATCTCCTCTGGTATTAGCTAATGAACGTAGATTAAGAAACTCTGCCTCATCAGCATCATTCCTTATAAACTTTGGATTAGATAATAAAGATTTAATTCCATCCTTTACAGCAAGCATTCCTCCAACATTACCTTCCTCATCATATGCAGTCATCCATGCACTTAAATGATAGTTCAAATGTGTTTGGTAATCTTCAGTGGAACCACCTTTCCCTTTGATTTCTAGATCTCTAAGTGTATCGCTTTTGTTTTGTCTACCAATATCAAAATTAATCCTAGTCTCGTGCTTTGTAAGAATCTTTCTGTTTATATCACTTGTATGCTTTATCAAACCTTCAGTGGCTTGCAACTTAACAAAATCTTTTACACCTATTTCAAGACCAAAGAAATATCTAGCTGCTTTAAGTGCATTCTCTATTTCTTCTTCTGTTTGAGCATTTGTTTTAATTAAAAAATCTTGTGCGTAATTCTGATACTCATCTTTATTTAGATGAATAGCTGCTCTTGCGGCTCCATACCTTTTTAATTGGGGATGAGCAGCTGATAGTGCAGCAACAAGAGAAGAGTCACCACCAAGAGTCAAGGTGCCTTTAGTTATATTCCATCTGTTATCTTCAATCTTTTTAATAACAGCATCACTTAAGGCTGTTTCATCTTTAGCCTCCCACTCCCCAGCATATTCGTTGTAGTCTGCTATCTCCTGTTGTTTCTTCCTCTGTTCAGCATATTGAGTTAACGTATCAAAAGCGGTCTTGCTGAAAGTTTTCCAGACTTCAGCTTCCCTCTCAATGTTTTTAATGTCAGTCGCTGTATTCTCTCTAGTACGTCTAGCGTTAGCCTCTATAGCTCCCTTACGTTGAGCAACCTTCTTGTCTTCTAGGCGTTGGTTAGCTTGTCTATTCGTATCTTCTTGATTGAACTTTCTTCTTAATCCTTGGATTAGATCTGAATCCCGTTGTACGTTTTGATCCCTAACAGACTTTAAGTTACTTATAACTTGCTCGTCTTTTCTAAGCTGTTGATTTAAAGCTTGTTGACCTGCCTGTAGGGGACGAAAACCACGGGATGTGCCGTAGCTTTTGTATGCCATGTTATCCGATTGATTCCATATGTTTTCGTTGTGCCGCAATACCACTTACAGCAGAAGCTGCAACACTTAGCCAAGAACCTCCGACAGCTTTCGCTCCCTTAATTGGTTCAGGTCCAAAGTCATATTCTTCTAATGCTCTTGGAGGTTGGAAGTCAGCAATAGGAGTAGGTATAGGTTTAAGTGGATCTGGTACAACTCCAGGTTCTAGCATCTTATTTGCGAATGCAGCTAAGTCAGCACCATACTTATCTCTTGATATTGATTTCAATGTCATATATGTGCTTCGGTTAGCACTAACTAATGACTCGATTAGCATTGCTTCATTCCTACCTTTAGCTGCTACTAAAGATTGAGCTGCTTTCTGACCTGATCTTCCTTGTCCAACTGTATTAGCAAGTTGACCTTGTGCTTCTATTGATTTAATAACTGCATCTTCATTTGCAAATGCAGCCTCAGTATTTATCTCACGTTGTTTTATTAATGCTTCCTCAGCTGCATCACCAGCAGCTCTTCTGTTGAAATCTAACTGTTGACCATATAGGAACTCTGATTTTTTAAAAGCTTTCTGATTAGCTTCATTCTGTGATTTAACAATTTTAAGGTCGTAGTTATAACGCTTTTCATTTGATGCATCAGTATATTTAGCTAACTTTTCTTCATTTCTTTGTCTAAGTTCATAAGTCTCATAAGCAAAAGCATAGTCAGCTTTTAACTTATCAGTACCCATATTGTACAATTCGGTGTCATACTCGAATTGTTTTTCTCTTTGATCGTTTGCAGCATCTGCTTGTTTATCAGCAGACCTTTTATTAGAATATCCGCTAAGCAAACTACTACCAATAACTGCCGCTGCTGTCCAAAATGGCATATCTTAAGTCCTCTTATAAAATCTTGGTGAATAGTTTCCTTCCCACATCATCGAGTTAAGAGAGACGGGAAATGGTGAGTCATTAAAGACTCGTAAGGTGAAGTTCTTACTTCTTTGGTGTACTGGTATTGTAAATACTCTTGATTCATCTAGTGGTACGTCATCAGCCAAATAGTTATTAGCATCAGTAACAGGGTTTAAGCTATACCACTCGTCTAGATAGATAACTATCTTATCTCCAGTAGCAGGTGCATTTGAAAACCTTATCTGTGTATCACTTAGAAAAGACCAAGCTGTTGAAGTCACATTATTAATCTTGACTTTAACTTGATTCCTATCTACATAATCTAAGTCAGATGCTATCCAACTAAAATCAGTAGTACTGTTATCACCTGTATGTTCTTTCTTACCAGCAAACCTACCAACAGCATTAAGTTTAAAACCTAATACACCTGATAGACCTACATCAAACTTCAATCTGGCAACAGTTAAACTAGCTGTAAAGTCAGTGTTTTTACCATCTTCAGTTAGATTAAACAGTACTTGTGGAAGGCTTATATCAAAGTCGTAGGCATAACCTACATAGACATTGCTTGCATTACTAGATAAGTCTTGTCCAGGTACGATAAAGAATGTTCCATCTGAATCTGTACCTACCTCTGGCTCTAGAGTATATCCTGAGTTGTTATAAGTACCAGCTGCAGTTGTACCACCAACTACAACTATGTTCTTTGTATCAGTTAAGTTTGCAAAAGGTATATAACACTTAGATCTATTATTAGCTGAGTCATATACAACTGTTTTTAAAGCATTACCTGTTAAGCCATTACTTGCGGCACAATACAAGTCAACACAGGGGTTAACCTTTTGACCTTGGTTACTGACAATAACTGAGTCCTCTGGACTTTGAGCTAAGTTTGCTCTTCCAATTGTGTATTGATTACCTTGCTTAGTAACTGCATACATATCATCTTGGTCAACAGCAATTGTTTGGACAGTTCCTGGTAGTTTCCATTTAAACCAAGACTCCATTAATAACTCCTTACCATCTGAGTATGTCTTGTAGAAAAATATCTCATCACTTGACTGACTAGACATAGCTATAAAGTTATTCTGAACACTAGCTATTAAGGTATCTACATCGACAGTTATCCAGTTGTTTACAACTCTTCCTATATCTAAGATTGTAGGACTCTCACCTAAACCCCTAGTTTGCATAGCAAATACACGGGTGTAGTTTGGAGTCTTACTGATGAAGTTCATGTGAGTTCCAATATCAATTGGATCGACATTCTCATCCATCTCCATGTTTGATATAGCTCTGATTTTTGTACCAGCTGGACTTAGTGGACCTTGTTCTGAATACAACAGAAACTGTTGGCTTCTACTAAATAGGACTAAACCTTGACTTGTTGGTAATACTGCATGTAATACCGCTGGTCTAATGGAAGTTGCACTTACATCTATTGGATCACCATCTGTAATTGTTCTAGCTGACGCATGGTAAAGATTAAAAGGATCACCAGCTTTACTGAGTACAACATTATCTGTGGATAAGAAGCCTAACCTATTGCTATGGAAGAATACTTGTTCAATAGTCTTACCAAGAATACTTGGATGATTATTAGTAGTATCATCTCCTACTATTCTATCTACAAATGGGACTTCTTCAAAAGTAAAGGTGTCATTAGCTGAGTTATACATCAACCTATGAGGCATTGTACTTTTGTTTAATCCAGCTGAGAAACCAGGTCCGATTGTTTCTTCCCAATATCCAAAGCCAGATACACCATCATTAGCTACAAACTTTGCATAGTAGTTATCTTCACCTGTTGCACGGGTATTGATGATTTCTACTACATGGTTATGTAATGACTGAGGTGGTAAGTTTGATACGTTCTCAGCCCAATCTTGGAATACAGCTATACCTTGGTTGTTAAGACCACCTTGAGCAGTTAGCGTGAAAGCTGTTCTAGTACCACTTACGACACGATCTATCTGTAAAGAGGTTCCATACTTGTCAACTTCGTTAGCAGTTATACCACTTACGTTTAGAGCAACTATAGCTGTTTTTAATCCGTCTAGTACCTCTTCGTAACCATCACCAGACTGTGAGCTATATGTAGCTGTTTGACCAGCAATTGTCACTGTATACGTCTCACTTCCTATCTGGGTGTCAGCACCTGTCAACAGGATTGTACCCCTTGTAGCGGCTGTGAAGGCAGGATCAGCTTGCTTAGCAACAGTGACAGTATTGTTAGTTATTATCGTACTGTCATGAACCGTGAGTACGTCATAGTTAAGTTTAGTACCACTAAGATATGCATGAGTTGCACCGTTAGTAACAGTCTTAGCTGCACCTGTGTCAGCATCCCATATGTATATGCTTCCATTCGTACTTGATACTTTAGGTGTTATACATCCAATAAATTTAGACTGACCATCTCTATGGATATAGAACCATTTAGCATTATCTAATTGAGTTCCACTAAAGTCAGTACCACCAGTGGTTTTAAGCTTTGATAAGAACTTAAACCCTGGTCGTTTAGTTAATCCAGTTGTGACATCAGGAAAGGCATTTAAACATTCTTTAACCTGACCTGGAAGTTTCTTTGTGTCGGGTTGTTTTGATACCCCACTTAGGTAATTAGATACCCTTTGTGTTATTGCTGCCATTATCTCATAAGTGCTTTGTAAGGTTCATAACTGACATAAGGTTCAGCTCCATCTGGCTTACCAAAGAATGAGTAATCACCTTGATTACATTCATACTCAAGAGCCATAGCTCTCATATATGCCTCTTTCTGTTGCAGCATTTGGTACTGACCTTGATCTCCTACTATCCGACTTGAGGTGATAACGGATGCTCTAGCTGTTATATAATCTTGTATTGGACGTGGTAGATCAACCCAGTCAAAGAGCCATGTGATATCGCAATCTACAGCTCCATCTGTCCATTCATATGTGTGATGTTCTTTGTCATATAATTTTCCACCTCTTCTTACAACATGTTTATCTGATGCATTAGATGCACTTAGATCTATTTGTAATACGTTATTAGGTATGAGAATCTCATTATTTGTATCAGGTGTCATCTCATAATGTGGCTCTTTGTTGAAAGTCCAGCCTTCACTTTGTACCTCTCTAGATACCTCTAGTAGAGTTTGATATGCAATCGCAACGTCTGGGTTGGTTTCATCTAAAGTGGTGACTGGTGCCTGACCACAAGCCATCAGTATTTGATTTATAGCAGGTAATTCTGTAGTAGCGTTAGTGGTAGGGAAAGCCATAATTAAGTTATATAAATAAAAAAAAGGGAGCCATGAAGACTCCCTTAATAGTTAGAATGCTGAAGGAGCTGAAGCACCTACATACAATTCACAAGCTGCTGAAGGATTAACATAATCCGCACCGCAAGCTAAACGTCCAAGGATAACGTCACCCTGATAAATCACGGAAACATCGCCTTTGGTTACTTGTACTGAAGGACCAATAGCTTCTACCATACCTGCAGCTTCTTTTTGGAAGATAAGTCCACAAGACTTAGCTCCTAGCTCAGTGTTTGTACCGTAGTCGTTCTTGATTCCTGTCTGTGCACCAGAAGCATCTTCTGGAGTTACACTTACAAATGAACCTGTGTTTGTTGGTGCTGTTACACCTGTGGTTCCGCCGTAAGCAGTACCATATTTGCCAAGGAACGGAATGTTCATTGACTTGTAGATCTTGATACCAGCGATCTCCACAATGCCATTACCCTTCTGACGGGATGAACCTTGTGCGTCTCTGTTAACTAGACCATTGTCACCTGTTTGCTGAATAAGCTCGTAGTATTGACGTGCGTTTAGTACAGCTACTCTTCCGTCAGAGCTAACTCCTTTTTCATCAAGAGCTGCAGCTGCATCGTAGAAAGCATTTACTAAGTTGTTAGCAACGTAAGCATCAGAGTCATTGGTTGTTGCACCAACACGAATCTGTGTACCACCTGGCTCTACAAAGCCTGACTTAGTGATAGGTGATGCAAGACGTGCTCCACGAG